CATGAACCATAGCTTTTACACAGGCAGGGATATCGTCCCGTATTACATCGACGCTAACGTAGCGACTGGCTTGCAAGACAGGGTGAGCACCACAGAGATGGGTAAGTTCATCGGATCGGAGCTTGGCATTAGCCCGATAAAAGTTGATCACGTAATTACAGGCTACAGCGGTACGCTTGGTGGGTACGTATTAAGCGCGATAGATGCAATCTTGCGTAGCGAAGCTGTCACTGGCGACGAAGCGGCTAAGATGCCAGCACTTAAGATCTATGAGTACCCAGTCATCAAGCGATTCTTTGCATCAGAGCAAGGCTCTGGCTTAAGACAAGACGCTTATGAGCTGTATCGTGAGATCAACAAGATTGTCACCACGTCCAACAAGCTAAAGAAAGAAGGCCGCATTGAAGAGTTGAACTCTTACCTAAGTAGCAAGCAACATCTGCTAGATCTTAAGTCTCCAGTGTACAACATCAAAGGCAAGCTGGATCAGTCGCGTCGTTCGCGAGATGCAATTATGCGTATGGATATAGATCCAGAACGCAAGCGCGAAATGATTGACGACATAGATGAGAACATCAACGAGATGCTTAAGGTCATACCTGCCCTCAAGAAACGAGCAGACTTGCCAGCGTTTGAGTCTAGGTTTATGCAACGAATTACTGGTGGCTAATCAAGCCGTCCTCAATCATCCGGCTCCACGTCCTTTCGAGCGCGCGGAGCTGGCACTTAAGTATCTCTTCTTTGGTTAGATCTGTTTTAGTCCTGCCGTCGATTACATCGTGACATGCAGAGCATCCGTACACCGCAAAGAAGTCTTTTGATTTCAGTGCCATACCAGAGAAACTTGAAGAAAGATGACACAACACAACCGTTTGTGGGTTACTATTGCAATGCGGATAGATAAGAAGAGTACAGTTTTTATTTTTAGCTGATCGTCTGAGTTTTGACATGAGTATCTGGGGGGATGTATGTCGAACTATCTTGAGCTGTTGCCGTATTGTAAAACAGATGTGGATGAAAGTCTTATAAGACTTAAACATCAAGGCTTTTCCAATAGTGAATGTGGCAATCAACTTGGCGTTACAGAAAGAAACATCTACCGAAGATTAAAAAAAATAAAGACCAGAGCAGAGCACCAAGGATACGCACCAGAAAAAGATATGGTGCATTCAGTTCCAGATTCCTACCGCGTCAAGGGTGTGTCAACGTACTACAACCAAGACGGGATACCCACGGGGCAGTGGGTGAAGAGCGAGAACTCCAAGCAGGATTTATGGAACGTAGCCTTAGAGGAGTTTAAAGACGGCCTCTCTGATATGGAAAGGGCTGATCCCATAGCCCCTCCAGAAGGATCTAACAAAGATCTGATGGCCTGTTATCTAATAGGCGATCACCATTTAGGCATGGTTGCATGGCCTCCCGAGAGTTCCATAAAGGGAGATTACGATGACGCCTATGACATTGGCATATCTGTTCGACTGTTGCAGGGCGCAATCAATAAGCTAACAAGCGCGGCAAGCAATGCGGATATCGGCGTCTTGATAAATCTTGGTGATATGATGCACGCCAACAACCTCAAGAACGAGACAGGATCAGGCACGTTGCTGGATGTTGACGGCAGGGCTGGTAAGGCTATACGTGCAGTTGGTTCTTTATTTAAGCGTGTAATATCTAAGCTACTTGAAACTCACAGAGAAGTGTGGGTCATCAACGTTAGGGGCAACCACGATCCAGATGCTTCGCTGTGGATCAACGAGATGCTCACCATGTATTACGAGAACGAGCCTCGCATAAAGGTTAAAGAAAATTACAGTAAGTGGATCTGGTTTGAGTGGGGAAAGAACCTAGTCGTCACGCATCACGGCGACAAAATAAAACCAAACCGAATGCACGAGGCAATCACAAGAGATCTTCCTGAAGAGTGGGGTAGAACTCGCCATCGCTTCTGTTGGATGGGCCACGTACATCACAAGAACGCAGAAGAGATAGGCGGGATTACAGTGGAAAGCTGGAACGTCTTGCCACCTAATGACGCATGGCATGCGGGGATGGGTTACGGGGCGAGTAGGTCTATGTCTTGCGTGCTTCTACACAAGAACTACGGAGAGCATTCCCGTTACAAGGTAGGCATTGATCAGCTTACTTAAAGTAGCTTGCTGAATCGCCTCGCCATCATCTTTCGCCACAGCAGTTCGATAGGGTCTATTTCGGACACATCCATCTTGAGCCGATCTCCGTAACCAAAGTTGTGAGGTTGCGCTCTATCAACAAACGTCTGTTTGCTTATCCATCCATTCACCCTCAGCGTCCTATCACTATCTGTCCTACCAACAAGCACAGCAATGTCTGCCTTGAACTTATCTGCGGTATCAAAGATAAGCGGGCCTCTCTCTTTGTTCGAGAACTTAACATCAATCGACACGTCATCCATCCAGAGGTCAACGCCGTTATCGGTCACGACATTAACTGTTGGAGGCTCAATATCGAACAGCCTAGCAACAGCAAACTCTGCCTTGAATCCCCAGATGTTTGCCTCGTTCCTAGATTGGGCGCTGTTCTCCAGTCTAGGAGAGACGCCCTGCATCTCGACAAGCTTTACGGTGTCTAGCCCCATCAGCGTAGCGGCATGCTCGTCCTGTCTGCTAATAGTTACGAGCACTACCGATTACTCGCAACTATTTCCTTCAGCCTTTTGAGATCCTCTTTGTCGCCAAGGGTCTCATGGAGAAACCTGTAAAGCTTTTGCTCCTGAAACCTGTGACGCATCACCTCAACAGCCATACTGCGAATGTCATCATCTGACAGATTCTTAGCTGACTCTTTGTTCTTAATGAAGAACTCGATTCGTGCATCGCTTACTCGCTTGTACATCAGAACACTCCTTCTTTAAATAAAAACTCTAGCTCAGTTGCTCTCTCATCAAACTCTGACTTAATCTTCTTGTCGATCTGTTTGCTTTCTAGCTCCAGAAAAGCAAGCTCCTCGGCATCATCTACCCACCGCATCACTTCCTTAATCTGATCCTTTCTTGCCTTAAGTTTTAATAATTCAGCTGAGTCCATTGCTGTCTTCCAGTCTTGTGTCAGGTGGAGGCACAACAAACCCCATTTCTGCGGCAACTCTTATCAACGTCTCGACTAACTCTGAGTATTCTTTGACGCTGGCGGAGCTACTGCGCTGTACAGGTCTGCGTCTTGTGCCGAACTTTGTTTCAACCTCCTCACTGCCATACGTTATGCAGAGTATCTCCTCGTGCATCTCGTCAGGCGTGAGCCCGCAGTGCTTGGCAAACTGACCACACCACTTACGATAATAGTTCTCTTGGTTCCGAGTCTTGAATCGCATTGGCGGTCTAATAGTTAGCACAAGCCCCTCATCCCCCATTGTTTTCCACATAGAGAGAAGCTTAATGTAACCATCGGGCGAGCGAGAGGCTAGTTGTTGCAACCTCTCAAACGCCCAATGATCTTCTTTGTGCAAGACAAGCTCCATCAGAAATCAAAGTTGCTCGCTTGCTTCTTGCGGCGCTGACCTGTGTACACCTCATTGGTGCAATACACATAAGGCTTGCCGGTATCTTTGCTTTGGCGTTGCCACCCAGCAAAGTCTATTTGCAAGACAGGATCCTCATTGTTTTCCTGTGCCCGCTTGTAGATTTGAATAAGGCCCTGTAGCTGAGACACAGACAGCTTCAGGTTACCCTTGTAGTCAGGGTGGTTGTCCGCTGACTTGTCTTTGTTCTCGTTCAGATAGAACGCATCGCCCTTGATGTTGTTGTCACTCATTTCTTTTCTCCTAGTTGCTTCACAAATACTCCCATCGCATTACGCAATCGCTCACGCTCGTCTGGGAAATTCTTTTCGAGGTTGTCGACCAGCGCTTGGTTGGCGCTGAACATACTCTTGGCTTCATCCACGCTGTTGCACATCTCTCTTATAAGACCGATCAGCGCATCCACGGCAACCCGAGCTTGCTCGATATCCTCTGGGCTTTCATCCACGACAGGCTTAGCCTTCGATGGCTTTGGCTCCTTGACGGCCCCGCCCAAATCTTTTATTGGCGTCTCTAGATCCTTGAAGCTTACCTTCCCGCTTGTTTCTTTTTCAGCAAGGTTGCCGTCGTCATCTTGCGCGGCAGATATCCCGCACGCCATAGCCAGTGAGTATCGCTTGGCGTAAGTGATTGCCGATCCGTACCCTTGGGGTGTGGCTTTTTGTGCTGGCACCGGCACTGGTCCGGTAGCAATCTCCTCGCCGTACCCATAGAACACGGTTTCAATAGCGATGCCGCTGTCCGTTGGCACAGATTTTTGTACAAACAAAACACCGTGTTTGTTGAGGGACGGTTTCACCGCGTCAATAACCGATTTAAGTGAGGCAAACTTAGACTTGAACTGTGGATTAACCTCGTCCAATACAGCGTGAGTCATCTCTGATTGCGCGTGTGTAATTGCTTCTACCAATGTCTTGTGGTCTGTCATGTGACCTCCTAGTTTTGAGATGAGAATGGATCTTTGGTCCATCCCGACGTGTTAACCCTAAGTTTCTTGCCATTGATTTCGTAATATCTCATCAGGCATCTTTCTATTGACCCTCTAATCTCTATCGGTTCGAGCTGTTCAAACAACAAAACCGGCATAGACATCAGCGGCTTTCGCTCACCTCGATGCACAAAACTAAAATCAATCTGGCCTCGCTGACTCAGCGATGCTTTCAAACCATCCAGCTTTGTCAGCTGAAACAATGAAATCATTTTGATATCGACCTTGTTCTGATCAAGCATCTGCGACTCCTTGATATTGATCGCACCACTCAGCAACGCGGCACCAGTTTTGTTCGCACCGCGTGGCACTTCCCTTGCGCTCCTCTACGGAGTGCCCTTCCCCCAGCTGTTCTGAATGCCGGATAGCATCCTCTGCCGTGTCGTGAATCTTGATAGC